GTTGAACGAAGGGTTTGACGCGACAAGCAATGAGTACTATAGTGAGATAGATAAACGGATTCGAGACGAGTTTCCACATAAATTTGGAGAAACGTCTCAAAAAAGTCGTCCCGCCCAAGCGGTAGCCCCTGCAAAACGCAGCGCTAAAACTGGGCGCAAGTCTGTGAGACTCACACCTTCACAGGTAGCAATAGCAAAGAAGCTAGGTGTGCCTTTAAATGAATACGCGAAATATGTTGAATAAACGTGGAGACAACAATGACAAAAAATAATAAAGTCGACGCAAGTCGCGAACCACGCGAAGCCCAAACTCGCGAAAAAAAACAAGTGAGAAAACCTTGGGCACCACCATCCGCTTTGGATGCACCGAAACCCCCCGAAGGATACGTTCACCGTTGGGTGAGAATGGAAGCTAGAGGTCAAGACGATCAGAAAAATGTGATGGCTAGACTTCGTGAAGGCTGGGAACCTGTGAGAGCAGATGAACACCCTGATTTCGATTCTCCCATAATGGAAGAAGGTAAATTTCAAGGAGTAATTGGTGTTGGCGGATTGATTCTTTGTAGAATCCCAATCGAAACCGTCCAAGAAAGGACCGCTTACTTTACAACAAAGGCAGAGGGACAAATGGACGCGGTTGATAATGATTTGATGAAAGATGGAACACATCCTAGTATGTCAATTAGTAAACCTAATAGGCAATCTCGCGTAACAATTGGCGGAACTCAAGGTTCATCGAACTAAGGGTTCTATAATATTAATTCTTGAATAGAGGAAAAGTTTAACATGGCAAACGTAGACAAGGCTTTTGGTCTAAGACCTTATAAAGGCCTCAATGTTGGTTCGGCTGTACAAGAAGCTAATAAATATAGTATTGATCCTTCCGGATATGGCACAAGCATCTTTCAAGGTGACATGGTTATATTCGCAGGCGGATATATTAATAGAGCAGCAGCTTCTTCAGCTAACGTAGTCGGCGTGTTTTCACATTGTTATTATGTGAATACAAGCGGCGAGCCTACCTTCTCGAATTACTATCCAGCTAGTACAACGGCACTCGGAGGCGGAGCTATAGAATGTTATATCTATGACGACCCTAACCAAATGTTTTTAGTACAAGCGGATGGTGCTTCAGCCGTAACATGTATTGGTAGAAATGCTGATACTGACGGCATTGGTGGTTCAACGACTACAGGTGTTTCCACTCGTGAACTCGACTCTAGCACTATAAACACAACGCAAGCACTTCAGCTTAAAATCGTTGGTGTTGTTCAAGACGACAATAACGGAGATCTCACAGCGAATAATGCAAATTTGGTTGTAATAATCAATGAGCACGCTTACAGAGGTCCTGTTGCAGGAACGTAAGGAGTAATTTAAATGGCAATTAGTAGAGCACAATTGGTAAAAGAATTGCTTCCTGGCCTCAATGCACTATTCGGACTAGAATACGATAGATACGACAACGAACATGAAGAAATTTATGACGTTGAATCAAGTGATCGTGCTTTTGAAGAAGAAGTGATGTTGACTGGTTTTGATAGCGCACCTGTTAAGTCAGAAGGAGCAGGGGTAGCTTTTGATCAAGCGCAAGAAGCGTTTACATCAAGATATACTCACGAAACGATAGCATTGGCGTTTTCAATTACTGAGGAAGCGGTCGAGGATAATCTTTATGACAGACTGTCAGCAAGATACACTCGCGCGCTAGCCCGAAGTATGGCAAACACTAAGCAAGTAAAAGCAGCATCTGTTTTAAACAGAGCGTTCAACACAAGTTATTTAGGCGGAGACGGTAAAGAACTTTGCGCAACAGACCACCCAACTGTGGGTGGCGCTAATTTGCGTAACGAACTTTCAACTGCAGCTGATCTGAATGAAACTTCGTTGGAACAAGCTCTTATTGACATTGCAGCATTTACTGACGAACGTGGACTGAAAGTAGCTCTTCAAGGAACGAAACTAATCATTCCTAAAGAACTACAATTCACAGCCGATAGATTGTTGGAAACACCAGGACGTGTTGGAACGTCTGATAATGACATTAACGCTATGAAAAATATGGGAATGATCCCAGAAGGTTATACCGTTAATCATTATCTAACTGACACCGATGCTTGGTTCATTAAGACTGATTGTCCGAACGGATTCAAAATGTTTGATCGTTCACCAATCAGAACTTCAATGGAAGCTGATTTTGACACAGGTAATGTGCGTTATAAGGCTAGAGAAAGATACTCTTTTGGATGGAGTGATCCAAGAGCAGTATTTGGAAGCCCAGGAGCAT